TTTATGTCTATGTCTATTTTTTTCGGCATAATTTTATCTTTCTTGTATTCTGAAATAACTTCCGTTTTCTAAAGTAACATTTGAAGTGTCAGTTTCATTTGCCACAACTAAGAAAATGTAATCGTTAACATTTAAAACAACACCAACTGAAATATTAAAAAATGCAACATCACGCCCGCCAGTAAAGTTATTTATTGGTCTTCTTTGTATTGTGTAGTCTAAATCTTCAAAAGTACTTAATGAGTTATTCCATTTCCTAAATTTTATCAACAAATCACTATTAGGTTTGCCGTCTATATTGATATTACCAGTGACTTCAAACTCCCTAGGGCTTTCGCCTAAATTTCTAATTTGACCAGAAGAAGGACTATCAATGTGTTGTGCTCCACTTAATAAAGTTGTTGAAACTAAAGTTTCAAAAATATTAATTGTATTTATAGTCGTTATGGATTCTGAGAGCGTTAAAATAGTTCCACCAACAAAAGTATTGTCAATACCTACATTATTTTTCCAATTTGAAGCTAAATCTGTGTGCGAAATATTTGGAAAGATGTTTGAATCATCTGGATTAGAAGAACCATCTCTTGTAAAAATAGCACCATTAACTTGCAAAGTAGATGCATTAGGTAAATTAATCGGTTTGAAATCACAAAAAGCTGCTAAAGTTGGTAAATCACAATTAATATCTGTTAAAAATCTACTATTCATTTGAAATAAAACACCCTCTTTAAATAAGGGTTCAATCATTGTACCTGCTAACATTCTGACTATTGAAGTTGTGACACGAAAACCGCCAAGCCAAACACCATGTAAAGTTAAAGAAGGACTACCGCCAAAACGACCAGTTCCACTTTCTAAACCTTGTCTGTATTCGTAGATATCCCCTAAATTAGTGCAATCAATATAGTTAATCCTTGTAAATTCAAAAGCGTTAAACCCCGTTGCATCATACAACTCGTAAACTTTAGAGTTTGCCCCGTTTACAGTTATTAAATAGTCACTACCTAAGACGTTTCCAGAGCCTATTGCTATACTTTCAGATACAAACATAGTATAATTATCTTCTGAAGATATTAAGCCGCTTAAATCAAAACTGTATCCTTTTATGCTTATACCAGTTGTTGGAACTGTTATTTGGTTAATGCCTAAATCAATAATACCGTCTAAAAAATATTCTTTTGTGCTATCAATTACACCACCTAAAGTTGTTGCGACATTTGATTGAGTCACTACTATTCTGTTTTTTAGTATATCATTAAGGCTTAAAGCTATTTCATTTCTATCGCTAAGCCAACCGCTACCGTTATATAAGTAAATGCCTGACGGGTAATAAGTGCCGCCAACCGTTGCTGGCAGCCATTGAGTCCCCTGTGAGTTTTCGATATAAGCCAACTGCCCATTAGTCATTCCTGTAACCAAAAGCAAACCCGCGTAATTATCCTCTATATAGCTAAAAGAAGTTCCACCCTCAAACTTAACTCTCAACGCTCCACCCTCATCGAGTTTTACGTTTTTAAAAAAGTCGTACTGATTGTTTATATCTAAATCCGCCATCTATATAAAAGTTTTTAATTTTCCGTTTTCATCTAATGCAATCCTATCATAAAATTCTGCTGCATTTTTAACCTCTGTAGCTGCTCCATTTTGAGCTACCACCACCGTTAATACGTTTCCGTTTTCGTCCAAACGAACATCCTTAAAGAAGTCGTGTTGGTTATTTATTTCTAGGTCAGCCATTGTTATTATAAGTAAACAAGTTTTACATATTCATTACATATTTAACTATCTGGATTGTCTGGATTTTCATCGTCAGCATCATCGAACGAGCCAGTACGTCCTAAGAACGGTACACCGTCAGGCATCTTTAATAATTCAACTTTTGTTAACTTATCGTTAATAGGGTCGTAGTCAACTATTTTATTAATAAGGTAGTAAGAATCTCCCGCCCAAATTCGAGCGTTCAAACCCTTTCTAATCTTATCGATAACTACTTCGTCCAATTTAAAATAAGTCGTAACTAATCGACCTTTATTTATTTGAGACATATAGTTCCTTAAATATCTATTGTATAGTGTGGCGTTTGTTGAATTTAGTTTTCCAATATAATTAGGGTAAGCCGTTTCTCCAAAGTTCAAATCGTAACTAGGTGTTAACGGATTATCTAAGTGTCCTGCATAAGGATAAATAACGTGAGGAGAAAAGTTCCCACTACCTACCACATCAAAATACATGTTCCAAGTTCTACCGCTTACCGTAGGTATTACGCCATGATAGTACATAACGGTAAAGCCTTTATTTTTCGAAGGGTCTACGTTCCAAGCTGAAACTATCGCAGCGCCCGTAGTTGTTGCGTTTGATATTAAAGGACTGGATGAAAATAAACTTTCGATTTTCTTTTCTCCTCTTGCGAAATCATTTTGAAAAGCTATTCTTTTTTCTCCATATATCTGGTCTGTAGCCTCTTCATAAGATGTGCTATAAAAATCATTACCTTGTTTATACGTAAACAAAACCTCTTCATTTTGAAGTTCTGATAAGAATTTAATACTATCCTTTTTTGTTGTATCTCTTAAGTGTGACCAGTCCAAAGTTTCGCCTTTAGAATAATAAGAGTCTCTTGTATCTAATATTATTTTATACGGGTCGTCTATGTCGGTAGAAAAATAACAGCCTTTTCTTTTTAACAAGTCCTTAAACAAGTCATCTTGCTTAAGCTTTGCAGGGATGTATGAGTTAAGAGAAACTTCATCATTAACAGCAAGCACTAAAGGCGTACAAGTATTATAAATAAACGAAGTATTTGTTTTAGCCGTACAAGTCCAATCAATTGGAACTGTTACCAATCCAGTTAAATTAGTTCTTGTCGCTTCGTATGTTGGCGTGTATACAGAAAACTCAGTACTACTAAGAACTTCAATACTGTAAGTTATGGCTATTACGTCCCCAACTGATAAGTTCAACCTTGAAGCCGATAAGGTTATAATCTTATCACTCTCTACAGTATAAGAATTTGCAGCGTTAAATGATGAGTCTGAGCCTGTGGCTGAAGACATATAGATAACATCGCTACCTAATCCCTGCATTACTACACCGTTTTTTGTTAACCTAAAAGTAATCCTATACGGCTTTTCTTTAGTGTTTGGATTCCATTGAGTTATGGCTGTGCTACCTGTTGGGCGTTTAAATCCGTTTTGAAAAGCTTCTATCCCGTTACTATTAAAATTCATTCTAACATCGACCTGCATATTAATACTGTAGCTACCTTTAGCGTCTACTTTGTAAGTATTTGTTACGTTATCCCAAACGCCACTGTTGTCAAAATTAGAGCCGCCCGTATCATTAAATATTTTAAGAAGCCCACCATCAAAAGAAGTTTGATTGTTTTGCCCACCCTGTTGTACTGATGTAAAAGAACCTGTTGAAAATTGCGTATAAGCTAATGGGGAAGCTTTGAACTTTCTTCTAGTATATTCCGCAGCAGGAAGAACTGGCACTATTCCAGAATAAGGAATTATTTCTTTTGAGAATGTCAAACCCTCTTCCGTTGTTTCATCCATTAGCGAACCGCCTAAAGTGTACCCAGCCTCTTCAGCTATCTTTAAAAGATATGTTTTATAAAATATAGACGGCAAAAAATCCTCTATAAAATAATTATTAGAGCCTCCATTGTTATTTAAGTTATTCCAAAACAAAGGGTATACATAATCTTTTGAGCCGTCCCAAGTTGCTCTTATATTTGGGTCAGTGTACAAATGATTGTGAGTAGACAAATCTAATTCATCCAACATCTTACCTTTGATTACAGCCATAAAATCTACAGACTTACTAACGATTGAACACTTATATTCTATTGTAGTATTATTAGTATTGTCCCTATCAATTATGTCGATAGACTTTAATTGTAACGTTCCATCTATTACTGTTGAAGAGTTTACAACTATCTTTGCATCCGTTCTACTGTTTGGATTAAAGAAAGTGAAATCTGCATTCACATCAAACAAACCGCCCATCAATTTATTTACTACGGGACTACCTACAAGTGTAAGCGTTTTACTATAGTTACTATTTTTCTTTTCAATCTTACGAACGTCATCAACTGAATAATTCAATCCAAAGCTTAAGCCTCTTTT